GAGCGCCCAATACCATAGGTATAGCACCCTCTGATACGTTGTTGATGAACAAAGGACGCTTGTTATCATCTGTCGCATTGAGAAGAACAGCTTTTCCCTGCGGGGAAAGTACAACGCCGTTCATTATGCCGCCGTGTGCCGCTACATCTGCATCAGCCGCCACAAGTCCCTTGTATGCGTCATTCTGCAAACTCTGAGCCGTAACGCTTGCGAACGTGTCAAAGTTTGACCCCGGTGCGGAGCCATGCATAACGGTTGCGTCAAACTTCTCACCAAGTGCGCGGGGAAGTCTTTCCACGATTGCGTCATACAGGGATGCAACGTCCCGTCTGAACTCGTTTGAGAAGGGAACGATAACAGCCAGCTTGTAAGCCTGCATTACCTTTGTTGCAAGTCCGGGATCAGATACGGGCTTTGCCTCGGTTTCACCAACCCATGAAGCTGTCGGGTCTGATGTGATAACGTTGATAGCCGCGCCCCGTCCGGGAAGTTCGATCTGCCTTGCAAGGCTCATTATTGCTGAATTTTCCTGTGTTTTCTGTAAGATTTCCCTTGATACGTCAACGGGAAGGTCAATGTTAGTTCTGTTGGTTGAAACTCCACTCATTTTTTTAATCCTCCTTAGATTACTTGATTTAGGTACTCCGCGAACTGTTCACGGGTACTGTGTTTAATAGTTGCTTGTACCTCTCCTCCATCCCTTACCGCCGGATACGGGGTCTGCTTATAATCTAAGACCGCTTGTGCCTGTGTTCTGCAATCTTCCTCCGTTTCTGCCGTAAGTAATGAATACGGTACTCCTGTTTCTTTCGCTACCTTGTCGCGGATTTCCCTTACTTCGTTTGCTCTCTTAAGGGCGTTAAGTTCTGATTCAAGGTTTGCCGCTTTTTCATTCGCTTTTTGTAATTCGCTTTTGCTCGCTTCTTCCATTTCGTCAAACTTAGCGGCTTTTTCCTTAAGTGCATCAAGGTCAATCCCTTCGTACTTCTGCCGTTCCCTGTGGAGTCGGTCAACTACGATCTTGTTTACCTCCTCCTCTGTAAACGTCTTAGTTTCGGTTGCGTCTTTAACAGTATTTTCTTCCATATAACCTCCTTAGTGAGTCAACCGCGATCATGGCTCGCGTTGCCATTGTATAAAAAAAGAGCCCTTAGGCTCTCTAATCAACGTTTATTTCTTCTGCTTTGTCTGATTCGCGCTCTTTACGCTTTTCGTATGCGTCCCGCTTTTGGGCGTTTATTTCTTCCTTGTTTTGTGCGTAAAATTCGCGCCGTAAAGCGTTTATTTTGGCTTTCGGTGAGTTACCGTCTGCATCTTGGTACATTTCCAGATATTCGTCCGGGTCGTATCCTTGTACGTTTGTATCTTTGCTAAACCTTATAGCGTAGTTACAATCGCAATTACTATGGATATGCTCTGCATGTGTGCTTTTTATGCTTTTTGCTTCTTGCCAGCCCCGTGACGCTAATGTGATACAAAATGCACAAGTATCACCGCTTGGAATCCACGCCCATTCTGCTTTATCCCTTTTAGCGTTCTGTAACATAGTATCAGCGCTTGCCTGTTTAACCATACGCCCTACTATTGACGATATTATCTCGGTGTTTTGAGAAGTCTTTAACGTGCCGTTAATGGCTTTTGCAACGTCCCCATAATCAACAATCTCTGCGGGTTCTGCCGCTGGTATTAAAACACCCTCCAGCGCCGCCAAAGCATCATACATTTCACAAGCTAACTCTGCCGCGCCCTCTCCGTATTTAACAGTTAAGGCGTTAGCATAGTCTAAGAACGCTTTTCTTTGTGCTGATGTTTCCGGCAAGCCGTTTTTATTTATATATGCCGCCATCAAAGCTGATGCCGTTGTACTTACAAGCGAAAGCCGTTTTATATAGTTATTCCATGCCGCCCGCGGTATCTGCATTTAATCCCTCTAATACTTGAACGCCTCTTGAACGTGATTCTTGTGCTTTGATTCTTCTTATATCAGCTTTATCAAAACCAATCATTTCAAGGAAGGTATCTGTATTTGCAAAGTTTTCTCTTGCGCTTGCTATTTTTATAGCCGCATCTGCTGTGACCGCTACACTCGGCATAGCCGGATTCTTGAAGTGTGCGACAATATCCTTTTGATCCTCGCTTAAATCCTCAATACGGCTATTATTGAGAATAGCCATGCACATCAACGCTATAGTCCTAAGTGCGTCACCGTTGCCCGTGTTAAGCTGTTCTGCCATTCCTACTAAGGTTTGACTCTGAGCAAGGATAGCATCACTTGAAGTAGGGTTAGCGTCATTGACTACGCCTGTGTCTGTTACAGTTAACCCCGTTGCGGCGCTAAACTGCGTTGCTAATACCCTAATCATTTCAACGTGTGGCGCTATTGATCCCTGTGGTAGCTGTCCGAAAGTCGGTTTTTCTCCTGTTTCGGGGTTTGATGTACTTGCAAGGAGTGACCCGACATACTGCTTAAATTTCTGATTTATAACCATATCAAACTGTTCATCTGTGATACCCAATAGGTATTTCTGCGGGGCTGTTGAAAATTCAAGCCCTATCGTAGCGTTTGCGATAGTCCTTACATAGCCTTGTATCAATCGTCTTACGGGTTCTTTTATCCTTGAACGCCCGAACGGCTTATTGCTTGTGCTGTTCCATATAAGAGCCTCCATTAAAGGACGCCCCATCTTATGTGGGTTTGGTTCTGCGTACCATATCGTACCCTCTCGCCTTATTACCCAGATATATTCATCTGTGTAAAGGTTAATCAAAGACGGTTCCCATGTTACGTCTGTTTCATCTGGTACGCTGTCGATAATCGCAAAACCGCAAGATATACGACCCTTTTCACCGTCCCACAATGCCGCCGCTGTCTGTGGTGAGTGAAAACGGATTTTAGCCCCGATTAAAGGATCAGCAGATAAGGTCGCGAAAGTACACCCGTACTTTAATTCGTCCCGGCATGCTTTCATATATTCCGCGATAAGGTTATTATTTATCGTTATGCGGTCAAGTGCTTCTACTTCTGCCCCGTTAACTCCCACAAAACCGTCAAACATTGACCTTGCCGCTAATACATCAACCGTTTTAGCGCCCCATGAGCATCCGATCTCCAGCTTTTTGATGTTTTCGGGAAGTGCTATTCCCAGATTAACGTCATTTAAGGATATCTTACCTTCATAGTATTTATCCTTTTCGCTGTTCTTTATACTATGAGCGTTAAATACTTCTAATAGTGCGTTAAAGCGGTTCTGTTCATATTCGGTTAGACCTTCGACATTTCCAATGCTTAACATATTTTTACCCTATCAACATTTTCTTTCCGGGGTTACGTCTGCAAGTTTTCGCGCCCCATAAAGCCAAAGCACAAGCCTCAATCGGTGCGGAGTTATCACCACCGAAACCCCATCCACCCGCTATCGGTCTTTTAACACTTGTTATGGCGCTATCCCGTAAAGCCTCCTGTTTTTCGTACCAAGTCAACGAGTTTTCGTTTATATCGTTTATTAACATACCGACCGCCGCTATTACATCTTTAGCAGACGGTCGAATTATTGACCCTTTTATTTTCCAAACGCTTGATATTTTTTCTACAAGTACATCAACGCCGTTCCTACCGTCTATCACGACACAAGATGCCTTGTTGTAACGTTCATTTAGCCAATCTGCGAGCCATTGTGTACCTTGCCCTGTGGGTTTTACCTCTATAAGAGATATCCTCTCTATTTCGCCTAAAACAGCCCCACAAAGGCACACTAACGAGCCATCAGCAGAAAACTTAACCCCGTAAGCGGTCTTTCCTTCTGGTTTCGGCTCGCTTGACTTGCAAGCGTCCCATAAATCAGCGGGTATTGCATAATCTTCTTTGTGTTCCAATATCGGACTCCACCAACCTAACCGCTCCCGGCAAAATCCATCTTTGGACATTGAGCGGTATTCCTCTGCCGTAAATTCTTCGTCCAGCCTTATACCTAACGCCGGATTACACATATACCACAACGAGGTATCATCTGCCTTGATATCACCTACGTTATCAGCAGATACACTCCATTCATGCCATGCGTCATGTTTGCCTGGATCACTTGTGCAAACGGTTCTCCTACGTCTGAATACTTCGCCGGGGCACCCCGGATAAGGCGGCGTCCCTGTGTAAATTATCTGCCTTGTCCCTGTGGCGCTTGCCGAAAGTGTAGCCATAATTGCTTCTACTTGGTCATCCGTTAACTCTTGCGCTTCGTCATAGATAACCAAAGATATACCGTCAAAACCTCTCGCCGCCTGTCTTGAACGTGCGGAAAACTCTATCACGCCCCCGTTATCAAGTTCTATACATTCTTCTCCGTTTGTATAGCGAATCTGCTTTACTATGTCGGTTACTTCGGGATGCCTTTTATCGGTGAACATAGCCGCAAGCCTACGAAAAGATTTTTTACTTGTCCGTACTTGGTGAGCCGTGTGTAATATTCTTTCGCCGTTTATGACTAATCCGAAAAACTCCCGCGCTTCTAAGCAGACATTCTTCCCGTTCTGCCGGGGCAAAGCTAACCCCGCTGATGTGACGTTATAACGTCCATCTTCTTTACCTAACCAGCAATCAATTACGTCCTTTTGCCACTTATCAAGCTGGTATCCATATTCGCGCATTAAAAGAGCCGCGTCACTACCGTCTGTTTCGGTGCGACCCGGCTCAACCTTGATTCTCGGTTCCTGTGATCCTGTCATGCTTCTTTTTTGTGCTTATTCCTCACTAATTCAAGCATAGTTTTCGGTTTTTCGACTTCTTCTTTGATTGCTTGCGCTTCTGCGGGAAGTGCGGCAAGTATTTTCTCCATTCCAGAGATATAAGACTTCCACAAACTTTCATAGCCCTTAAACAATGGATTTTCGCGTATTCCCTTTTGCCCGCCGCCGTTGTCATAGGGAATAACAACACTTGATGTTTTTATTGCTTCTCGTGTCTTATCCAGCTTTACTTTCATCCAAGATACGTTTTCAATAACACTTGATAACATATTTATCCTGTGTTTATTTACATTGTATCCGTTCA